TTAAAGCTTTTTTTCGATAACATCTTTCAATGCCCGACACTCCAGGCTCAGGTTGGCAAACATCTGTTTCAGACGACGGTTTTCGTCCTCAAGATCTTTTATCTTTTTGATATCACTCGCTTCCATGCCGCCATATTTTGCCTTCCAGTTATAATAGCTGGCTTCAGAGATGGCGTGCTTACGGCAGAGTTCACGGGCTGAAACTCCGGCTTCAGCCTCGCGGAGAATATTGATGATCTGTTCGTCGGAAAAACGTTTCTTCATGGGGTGTCCTCATGTTGCTGATGAAGACATTACTAACATCGGAGTGTGTTAATCAATGGGGAGCAGGTCAGTCTCTAATGCTCCCCGTGCTTTGATGGGTTCTAACACCTGAATCAGGGTACGTGCTTTTAATTCTTGGATGGGAACACTTTCGATGCTGGGTAAGATGTCTTTTTCAATAGAACGCCAAATATCTTTCGCATGGGCTGCGCTAACGTGGCTTTCTTTCAACTCGAACCATTTGCGGGCGACATTCACAAAAATGCTTTCCTCCGCTATCTGGAGCTTTTCAGCTTCTTCATCAGCTCTTGCTTGGGGATCAACCCCTCGCACTAACATGGCCAGTTTCTCTGCTCGTAGCTCTCTGGCATCAGCTAAAGAAAGTGCAGGGTACGCGCCAAGGCTTACCATAGTGCGTTTACTACTGTTGGGAAGCTGATAGTGGAAACGCCAAATTTTCTTGCCGGTAGTTTTGACTAACAGAAATAAACCATCACCATCATGGAGGGTTAGGTCTTTGTCGGTGGTTTTTGCTTTTTGTACTTCGGTGTGGGTGAGGGGGCGTGTAGTCCGCGCCATGCAAGGTTCTTCCCTGTAATTGGTATACGTCCATTGGTACCTATCTTAGCGTATACCAATTTGTATACCAATAGACACTGGCTTCAGTCGGATCACCTTGGACTACTACAGACACAAAAAAGCCCGCAAACCTAGGTGGGATGCGGGCTTTTCGTACTTCACCGGACTTATCTGGTAATAACCGGTTTAACATTTGGTGGAGCTGGGGGGATTTGAACCCGCGTCCGAAATTTTACAACTTATTGTTTAATAATGCCTATTTTTATTATTTTTCTGACGCGTATCCTGTGCGGCTCTTTTGGTGTACTTCCTCTGTCATTCCACTGTATTCCTTCAGGAACGAACCGTAATGTCGGAATAACATCTCTGGCCCTTTGTGGCCCATCTGTCCTGCTAGCCAGAAGAGGTTTGCGCCCTGGCTAATATGCATCGCGGCAAACGTATGTCTGGTCTGATATGGATTCCGGTACCGGACGCCAGCCTTTTTCAAAGTTGGCACCCACGCTTTTTTTCTGATCGCATCAGCACCGGCCCAAGCCTCATTCGTTTTCGGATCATGAAAAACAAACTCATTGAGCATAAAGGTGAAGGGCTTCTGATTCTTGATGGCCAGTAATGCTTCGGAGTCTAATTCTATTTTTCTGCGTCCTGCTTTAGTTTTAGTCCCCTTGATCACCCCCTCTACACTTGCCGTTATTACATGAGCTGTATTCCCGATGAGATCGAGGTCTTGCCACCTTATCGCGCATAATTCGGAACTTCTCATTCCAGTGTGTAAAGCAAATCTAAAAAGGTTTTCCCATTGAGCATTCATCGCTGTAGATAGGATTGCTTTCGCTTCGTCAGGTGAAAGCGGATCAACCACATATTCACTTTCTAATCTGACATTTTCGCCCTGGTAGCGGGAAGCTGAGACAAGAGAGACCGGATTAGCCGGTAGTAAACCATCAGTCACTGCTTCATCTATTGCTGAGCCTAAAAACGATAATCTATTGCGGATAGTTTTCAGCGCTACCTTTTGGCTTTGTATCCAGTTTTTAACCATTGCAGGCGTAAGGTCTGAGACATTAACTTCATGCAGGCTGGATAGGGCGCTCATACACTTCTTATAACCGGCGATTGTGCCCGGTGATAATTTGCGGTTTTCACAAATTATAATGTATTCATTCAGATACTTTTTAATATGCTTTGAACTTTGATTATTACCAAAAACCTTTAATCGTACCGACCGGGGAAATTGATCAGCATAATTAAAGGTGCCTCGTTCTATTCTGTTGTGAATTTCACCCAAAAGCCGTTCAGCATATTTGATATTTTTGGGTGTCACTTCAATGTTAGAAAGGGGTTCACGGCATTTAACCCCTTTATATGTGAAGGTGATGTTGATTGTCTGCCCAGCCTTATGGCTACGAACAGTTATGCCCCTTGGGAGCTTTGCCGATCCCCTCTCGCCCACTTTGAAACCTCCGTAAGATCAATCCAGCGCTCTTTAACACCAACAACTCTTAAAACCTGCCTGCCTTCACGCCACACTCCACGCTGAATGCGCTTATTGATGGCTTCAACCGTCTCTCCCGTGTTAATGCAATACGCACTGATGGGGATGCAATCTAGACTAATCATACGAACCTCCACACTGTTTATTTAAAGGCCCGCCGCACACGGACCGTGATTAAATTATTCAATATCGGTGCTGGTGGCTGGAATAAGCCGCTGATAAATAGCAGAGACGTATTTGGCCTGGTGAATAGCATCAGCTAAAGCATTGTGTCTTTCTCCATCAAATGGCATATCTCGCTTCGGATCGAAACCGATAGCCCGCCCCAGCTTTACCATTGTTCGTACGTCCAGATCGTTATACCAGCTCCAGCAGGGTTGCAGCTGGCAGCGCTCGTACGCTGCGCGAAGAATAACGTTATCGAATGAAGCACCATTGCCCCAGACAGATATTCTTGCGGAACCTGCCGTTACCGTGGACACAAAAGCATTCAAATCATACAGGGCTTTATTAATGGGTGTAGGGTCACTGGTTATTGCTGCTCGCGCTTCACTACTCTGAGTTAGCCACCACAAAATGGTACTGGCATCAGGTACAGCTCCGAGTGCAACCTCACTTTCAAGATTTACAGCGGCATAGAACGATGGACCAATCTCACAAGATGCCGGATCAAAGAATACAGCCCCAACAGCAACGATAGGCGCATTCGGCTTATTACCCATAGCTTCTAGATCGACCATTAAGTTATTCATTTATTATCCTTGTTTACGCAGGTAAGGGAATATTCCGTATTTCAAAACACAATATGTATGCCCATAGACGTTTTTTTCTTCAATACTTGTAGCCTGGTCGCACATCACGCCGACTTGTTCAATTAGCTCATCCTGAATAGTGGCCACATTAACTAGCTTGGCTGCTGTGAATAGCTCGTCATAGAAATCATCAACAATGTCGGGCTTGTTACTATGCAAATAACCAGTAAAGCGGTTGCGCCACGCAACGGGCGATAACGCTGCCAGCGCATCTAATTTCGCATCACATTTATACATTTCATCACGCAACGCTTGAGCTGCTGCTGTCATTGCAGTAAGTTCATTGCTCTGTGATTTGTATTGCTCACGCAGTGATAGCAGTTCAGTAGCCATTTCCACTTCATTGTTAATTAACTGTAAAATATATTCAGCTTGTTCTGATTCTATTACGCTGCAATTTTTGTACACGAGGATCGGTACTCCTGCGGACGTATCAAATCAACTTTGAATTTATGTCCACATTCAGGACACTCCGCATCAGCATCCGCAGTGGTTTGCAGCGCATAACCGTGAGTGCCATCTGTAAAGCTGCCGTCAGAGTTAAGGTCAAAACCGTCTTCGCACTTTGGACAATAAACATATAAATCAACAGACCATGTAGCCTCTACGTTAGCCATAGGCTCACTCCCCCTCTACCGCGAAACCGGCTGCTTTGATATTTTGCTCACAGCGCCAAACACCGAAGTTATAACCGGTGTCAAAGTCATTTCGCCAATTATCGGGCCATATGTTTATGCAGTCATCCAGCCCGTCATCCGGCAACACAACTGGCTTACTCAGCTTCTCGTTTGCCGCTGATAACGCGTACTCTGCTGCCAAGCGCTTCCTGAACTGAGCCATTCGACTAGCTTTGATGTTATGAATGGCTAAATCTTTCATATAAAGCTGATGTTCTGCATTCGCTAAACGTTGCTGGAATTCCTGATTATGAAGGTCAAAAAGCTCTTTCTGTGCCGCTTCCAGTTGGGCTATCAGGTCTAGCATGGCTGCAGGGCTTGCTGATTCAATGTAATCAATAATCACACTATCAATCACCGTATCGCCAGTAGCCTCACAAATGTTATCGCCATGTTCGGTAACGATGGCGTGAACCGCACCTCTGTCTTTTGTTTCCAGCAGAGATGATTGCCAGCACCCTTTGACATCAGTTAACTCCAAAACTGCCAGGGCCGCTTTCTTCAACTCTTCGATGTTATTCATCATGCCTCCTGCCAATAGCGTTTATTTTCAGCCTTTGCCGCTTTCAGTTTGGCCTTATAGCTAGCCTTGGCATCTTTTCGGTTATCACACCATTCACCGGTAGCGCGACGAGAAACCATGCGGAATTTGCCTTTGTTTGGATGCCAATGACCATATTCAATGTCTGGTACATCGATCCCCAGCCACTCAGCGAACGATTGGCATGTGTCAGACCTTGCTGCTGAATGTCTGCTATACAATTCTTATCATCCGGATAGGCGTAGCCCTGAGGCTCGTATTGGCACGGCTGGAATGTGTAACAGACGAGTAGAAACAGGCCGTACATCATGATTGAGTAGCCCCAGTTAGCTCATTGAGCCGAGCCGCGAATACAGCACGGATCTGGATTGGCGTCATTGGTACTATTGCAATATCAGCCAGAGGGATACCCTCCAGCATCGGCCATTCCTTACCGTCATCGATGTCAAGCTCTTCGCGTTCGGTGGCCAGCATAATCAGATCGCAGTAATGAACGACTGAGGACATTTCAGCGGGAAGCCCAAATTTTTCACGGATCGCCATATCAATTCGATGCTCAATAACTTTGTAATCGGGCAGCAGACGTTTAAGAGGGGAGGGGATATCTCTGCAATACGCTTCGCTTGCATCATGCAGCAGAGCTTCGAGGGCGAATTCTTCCGGCACAATCTGGCTCATTAACCAGCAGTGTTGGGCCACAGAATAGAATACGGGTATTTGCCCCGCGAAACGGCAGTCATTGGATAAGCCCTGAATAATATCTTTATCGCAAATACTATTCGCGACCGGTTTTAAATAATCGAACGTCAGCCCTGAATAAGTAGTAATACAAGTCATAATATACTCCACACGGTTTTTAGGTAATACCCCGCCAAATACCCCATTGCTGGGATATTTGAAGTGATACTCTTTAATTGAGGTTTAATTAATTACGCTTTGAACTTTCCAATAAAGGTTTCAACTTCGACGCCTTTAAATTTATTTGTAAGCAGTTCCAAAAATTCAACAGCTATTTTTTCTTCTTCCGCTTCCAATTGAACAATGCGCAATACCAAAACCGGAATATTGCCACCAGTGAGAATGCTATAGCGCAATTTAAATCGACGTTCGCCTAATCCCTCATAAGGAATACATTTAAATTCAAATGCTGCTGGCATAGCGTCTTTGCTTTTGGCTTCCACACTTTCCATTACAGATCGTTTCGCGCTGAAGTCCTGGTCTTCATGATCGGCTGAACTGGTTTGTTCAATGGTAATGCGGCGAACGGCACCCACGGCTTTCTTTATATCCAGCACTACACCATCAGCATCAAAGGCCAGTAAGAACTCACGGTAATCTTCCAGCCATTCAGCAAGTTCTTTTTGCGCCTGCTTGCGACCATTAATATTAAGCAGTTCACGGAATGGCGCGGTTTTCTTGAGTGACAGACTGGCAGTGTTATCGGCATGACCGGGATATTCCAGCGTGCCTATATTGAAGATAGTTTCTGCGCGCATTTCATCGGCATCAATAAAACAGCGAACACCGTCACCCGCATAGCCAGATGAGTATTTCACGTATTCATCAATACTGCTGGTTTCCATCGCACCACGAAAGCGGTAACGCTCCAGGTTAAATTGCTCAAGACTTTTAACGGAAACACCAGCAGGTAATGCGATGGTATCGCAAGCCGTGGAAGATAATTGCTTTTCAATTATTGAAGTTAAAACCATGTCGCGAATTTCAGTGATAGCTGACGAATCTAATTGTTGAGACATATAAAGTCCTTAAAAATTAAAATAATTATACTTTTGTGTGATGAGTAATTAATTAACGGTTTTTAATTTTCCGTCAGTCTCACCTTTAATGGTGAATAGCTGACCCTGATCTTCCTGCATAATTGCCAGCTTGCCGCCTTTGCCAACATACATCGGTGTTTCGGTCGTATCTTCTTCGGAGGATTTACCGCGTGGCGTTGGGGTGGTGAATTTCAGTTTATGGGAGATCATCACTCGCTTTTCTTCCATTGAATTACTCATGCGAGATAAAACAAATTCAATGCTAACCTTGCCCTTGTCTCCATTATTCAGAACACCTAACGCGGCAGCGTTTAAAGCGGCAGATATTTTGTTTTCGAAAATACCAGCATCCAACTCCCCAAGAAACTCGGGTACCACAGTTTTTCGTTCTTCACTCATTGGGATGATCCTTATTAAGCAGCGTAAGCTGCAGGTTATTCACTCCACACACAGAGAAGAGCACAGATATCAATGCGCTTCTCTGTGCAAAAAATGGCGGCTGGCCAATCTGGTGTTGGCAGGCGCAGCCGCTAAAGACACAGCACAGAAATGGAACAAGGTTGTGGTGGTCGGTACTGATCTCCGACTTGAAGACCGTGAACTCCTCGGTCAAGTGATGTCCGCCTGCTAGCTACAGCCCCATCATTTCAATCATCCCGATCTTCATGCGCCTCGAGCGGCTACTTCGTGGGCATCCTGCCTGTTCGCTGCTGATAAATGCCGGGATTTTTAGCCACGCCCGGCGCGTGATACCCTCTGTTCACCACAAACAAAGAGGAATATTCGTATGTCATTCAAGGATATTGTTGAAAGCCACACCATCGATTTAGGCACTCTACTTAGGCAGCTTGAGGGCTTACCACTTGACACTCGTGTTTATTTCGGCGGATTAGACTTCTATCGAATAAATCCGCAAGGCTCAAACCTGATACAAATTGAATTTAACCAATCGGTTTATCGCACCCTCGAAGATCTCTTGGTGGTTGAAGACCATTCACAATAGCCGCCGCATAGACCGCTGCTTTACTTACCGGCACTGGCGCATAACCTTCGATTCTTGCGCCATTTTCAAATCGGCTGAAACACACGCTATCCTCGAAAACAACCATGATCCATTTTGACAATGCGTTTTTTTTGTCTTCCGCGTCACGATTAGCAAAAAGAAAGTCAATCTGGTTTTCTGCTTGCTGCTTCACGCCGAGCCACATATCTAAAACCGCCCGTTCTGACAGGGAGTAAGGCTTTTCCACATCAACTCCCGCCGCCATAACCATATCTGCTGAACTTGGTCTTATATTGCCCATCACTCCCTCCGGTAACCTTGTTCGCTGTTGATGGATTAAGTTTACATAACAAAACCAATCAGTCAAGAATAAAGTTTGTATATCAAAACTTTTTAGGCGGGAGCATAAGAAAGCCCATGCGCGCAGGGCTATTAAATGAATGGGTTTGGTTTGAAACTGTTACGGAAGGTTCGAGAGCACTCGAAGGCAGACGCCAATCACTTGGTTTAAGCTTTCGATTTGAATCGCTCTATAGTTGCTATTAAGCGGGACAAGATAAATATTCGGTCCATCGATAGACAATTTTTTAATTGTGACCGTTTCTTTATCGTCAAGTAAAGCTATGACAATCCGCCCCGCCGAAGGGGCCTGGGTTGGATCTACAATAACCGTCGCCCCCTGCGGGATTGTAACATTCCCGGTAGCGCTAACCATTGAATCATTGTCCATTTTTATCGCGAAGGAGAAGGGGGATACATCCTCAGCTACTGCAATCCAGTCTTCAAAAGCGGCTAAATCTTGACTCATTAGATCACTCCAAGCCCCCGCCTGCCGTAATGATAGTAAAGGAATCCTCTGAAGTTCCCTGACATTTGTCAATTGAGGCTTGTATCGCTGCATCCCGCCCTGCAGAAGCCATTGCTCACTTACATTTAGTACTTTTGCTAGCGGGGCTATGTATTGAGAGGACGGACAGCCACCGCCGTTCACCCACTGGCTCACGGCACCTTTTGAAGCTTTAGTTGCTTCAATTATGTCCTTGCTTTTTAAATTGAGTTTCTGCATCTGCATTCTAATGCGTTCACTCATGGCCATATCTTTAATTTTCATGTTTGTATTTTTAAACATATAAGGTTTTGATACTTGACCTTTATTGGTTTTGATAGTTAAACTAAAAAGAAACTAGGGGAGTAATTATGAAGAAGACAGAAGTTCTAGCCCACTTCTCCGGCACTAGCGCTACCGGAAAGGCTTTGGGGATATCAAAAAGCACAGTGAGCCTTTGGGGTGAAAAGGTTCCATGGCAATACGCTTTGTTGATTTCTGAGCTTACAGGGAGCTCTTTAAAATTTAGTCGTGCTGATTATCCCGAGCGCTTTGGATTCTTATCCTCTACCGCAACCGCCAAATAAGGACTAACCCATGAATAATAAGCCAGTACTCACCTATGACGGGGAAGCTCTAGAGATTTCCCCGATAGAGATATCAAGAGCGCAAGCGCTACTTAGTCGCTGCTCTGGCTTTGGCGTTAGCGAAGCCCGTGCGACCTTTGGCGTCGATACCACACTGATGAACCCGACACCAAGCGGTGAACTCTTCGGCGCTCTCCGCATATGCACGGATAACGATCACGCCACTACGCTCCGTCTCTTGAATGCCTTTTTCAGTGAGTTGTTTCCATTTGCCGAATGGAAACGGGACCTTACCGGCATCAGTGAAAACTGACAGGAATTCGTTGTACTGATTTTCGTCTTTGTAACAGAACCAGCCAACGACCCGTATTTGAGACATATCGAACCTCCTCGGTTCTTAGGTGTGAGAACCAACAGAATATACCGAGAGAAGATTAGGAGCTAATTCAAGTAGCAGAGTTTATTGCACTAAGTAATCAAGTTAAACCACTGGAAAAAATAAGGAGCCGTGGGAATGAAAAATCAAGATCCGAAGTGGCAAGCAGAGAAGCAACCGGCTTGGCTGGTGGCTGCAATCAAAAAGACCATTACTAGCTTGCCGGGCGGGTATGCCGAGGCCGCTGAGTGGCTCGGGGTGACACAGAACGCAATCTTCAATCGCCTGCGCACTGACGGCGATCAGATTTTCCCAATTGGTTGGGTAATGGTACTAGAGAAAGCCGCGAGCAATGCCTATGTAACCGATGCCTGGTCAAAGGAAAGGGGGGGCTATCACGTTCCGTTTGTTGAAGTGGATACAGATAACGAAGAGATAGGGATCAAGCTGGCTGAGCTGGTGGGGCGGCTGGGTGATCTGGTTAATGCTTACCGTCAGTACATCATTGACGGTGTCGTTAGTCAGCAGGAGTGGCACGACCTTAACGATATCGCGTATGCCTTTAGGGTCACGCTGATGCAGTTCTTGACGCTGGTATCGAGAGTCTATTGCGAGCCCGAAAGGGGTGACGCCCCCGTGTGCGGCACAGGGGCGTCGGGTGCATTAACTAAACGTGTGGAGTAATTAACGCATGAACATTGTAGCGGCTAAACGATTGATCCCGCAACTACGTTGTATTGGGATAAGTCCATTCCGGTATGAACGAATGATAAAGGGCCGGTGGGTACCGTGCAACCACAGCAGGGCGCGAGGAATTGTGGGTGCTGTGCGTCGCAAGTGGGGGCGCGCATGACCAACCCCGGCACCAGCACGAGAAATCCTCTCCAATTACTTGATCGTTACTACAAAGATAAATGCGGCGTCCGAGTTCACGTTATTGGCTATGACAGCACTACGGGGCAGGTTACTTTTCGTCGTGATGGCTACGAACACGATTGTTCAGTACCCATCCGGCGTTTTAGAAAAGAATTCACTGAGGTAGTTGTATGAGCGTGAAGCTATCCAGTTATGTCTGGGACGGTTGTGCGGCGGCGGGTATGAAAATATCCAAAGTGGCAATCATGGCCCGTCTCGCTGATTTTTCTAATGACGAGGGCGTGTGCTGGCCGTCAGTGACGACAATCGCCCGACAGATAGGGGCGGGTGAGAGCACCGTTCGTACAGCGCTGGCTGAATTGGAAACTGATGGCTGGTTAAGCAAGAAAGCCCGCCGCGCTGGTAATCGGAACGCCAGTAATGTTTATCAGCTGAATGTCATCAAACTTAAGGCCGCTGCTCATGCGTCAGAATCCGACACCTCAAAACCTGACGGGTCAAAATCTGACGCCTCAAAATTCGACGGGTCGGAATCTGGCAAGAATGGCACTTTTGACCCGCCAGATTCTGGGGGCGATCCGTCAGTAACATCAACACCAGATCCATCAAGTAAAAACACTTTTGGGCAACCGCCTGTGGCGGAAGCCCGAGATGAGAATATTTCTAAAGAAATTAAATTCACCGATGAAGCCATCGAGGTACTCAAACACTTGAATCAGCTCACTGGAGCTAAATACACCACCATCAAAACCAATCTCCAAAATATTCGCGCTCGTCTGACTGATGGTCATGACAAGCAATCACTGATCTTGGTTGTGGATTATTTGGTTAATCGCTGGCTTGGAACTGACTGGTCTAAGTATTTGAACCCAGAAACCATGTTCCGCCCAACTAAATTCGATGGAAATTTACTGGCTGCTAGTGTTTGGCACAGCGAGGGACGTAAGACCGCATCTCAGCAGGCCCAGACTACAGATCACACAGAAAGAGATGCAGCTTACAAGCGTTTTATTTCTGGTACCGGTCAAAACGTTAAGCCAAGCCAGCTGGAAGTAACCGTAAGCGATGAAGCCAGCAAAGCAGGCATCCGTTCAATGAACGCCAGTTTTGCGGTTGTTCGCTGGAATGCTCTCTGGAAAGAATGCAGTCAGCGCGTGAGCGGGGAGGTAGCAGCATGATTATCAGTAACGTTAAAGTTATGTCGTTAGTAGCAATGCTCCAGCAAATACAGCGTTGGTGGCGCATTCGTGAGTTACGTAAACACTGGACTGATGATCAGCAGTTACTGAAAATTGCGAAAAAACGCGGCTGGTTTTTAGTACTGGATACTTTTTCATTTGAAAGTAACTACCGGATGCTGCGTCTATTTTCCAATCATCTGAATCGTGTGGGGGGCTGGCATGATTGATTTTACTAATACCGAATATGCTCAATCATTGGCGGCGCTTAAGTCGGCTGAATCTCATTTGCTGAAACAGGTTGGCGATCAGTGGCGCACCCCCGATCCTTTGTTCTGGGGCATTAATCAGATGTTTGGCCCGCTGGTTTTGGATTTGTTCAGTGATGGCGAAAACAGTAAATGCCCCGACTACTACACAGCAGAAGATAACGCACTGGTACAAAACTGGGCTGAGCGAGTGAAAGAGCTTAAAGGCGCTGCGTTCGGCAATCCGCCATATTCTCGCGCTAAACAGCATGAGGGTGAATACATCACTGGCATGACTCACATCATGCAGCACACAGCGGCAATGCGTGAAGCCGGTGGCCGTTATGTATTTCTTATCAAAGTAGCCACGTCAGAGAGTTGGTGGCCAGAGCAAGCCGACCACATAGCGTTTATTCGGGGCCGTGTGGGTTTCGACCTCCCGCGCTGGTTTATTCCGGCAGATGATAAACAGGTACCGAGCGGTGCATTCTTCGCTGGCGCCATAGCGATATTTGATAAGTCGTGGCGCGGGCCAGCAACGAGTTATGTCTCGCTGGATCAGCTTATGACTACTGGCGCGGCATTCTTAGCGCAGATCCGCAGAGAGGCCGAACGCCTGGTACCACAAAACCAACTGCAAAATATTCCTGAAGTTGTTCCAGTACCGGATAGCGGGGTGGCGGCTTGAAACTCACCCTGCCATTTCCACCCTCAGTAAACAGCTATTGGCGCGCCCCGAGTAAGGGGCCGCTAGCGGGTCGCCATCTTATCAGCGTCAAGGGTCGTCAGTTCCGATCTGAGGCTTTGGCTTGCATTCTTGAACAATTACGGCGAAAGCCGAAAGCTATTACCGATCCAGTTGCAGTCTCTATCGTTTTTTACCCTCCAAATCTCATTCGGCGGGATCTTGATAATTTTCTGAAAGCACCGCTGGATGCCCTGACTCACGCGGGCGTGTGGGCCGATGATAGCCAGGTGAAAAAGCTTTTGATTGAGTGGGGGCCAGTCATCAAGGGAGGGAAGATAGAGATACATATCAGTGAGGTGAATAAAAATGTTCCTCGCTGATAGTGTATTGATGTACAGTGATTGTGCAGTTATTCACCTCTCCAATTGTGCGGACATTGGATTGGAGAGGCTTGTTAAAGCTAATGTGTGGAGTGAATTATGAATCAGTTACTGGTAATTGAAGGTATTTCCGTTCGTCTTGATAATTCTGGCCGCTATTGCCTAAATGACTTACATCGTGCTGCTGGCGGAGAGTCTCGCCATCGCCCAAGTGTTTGGCTTCAAAACATTCAGACGAGAGAAATAGCTCAAGAAATAAGCAAAGCCGGAATTCCTGCTTTGGAAATCATCAGGGGTGGTATCAATCCCGGTGTATTTGTTTGTAAAGAGCTGGTGTATGCCTACGCCATGTGGATCAGTGCATCATTCAGTTTGAAAGTGATTCGAACATTCGATCTAGTCGTCAGTCATTCAATTACAGCAGCAAACCCATCAGCAGATAAAATGCAGGCTGGTGTCATTTTATTAGAGTTCATGCGCAAAGAACTCAATCTCTCCAACTCGTCCGTTCTCGGTGCCTGCCAAAAGCTACAGCAAGCAATCGGTTTGCCAAATCTAGCCCCAGAATATGCCATTGATGCCCCCGCTGATGCTGTTGATGGCTCCAGCCGTCCAACCATGGCGCTGAGTACGATACTTAAATCTCGGGCAATCTCCATTAGGGCGACAGTGGCATTTGGTCGCCTGGCTGAGTTGGGCATTGTTGAACGCCGATCCCGCCCGAGCACATCACCAAAAGCTAAGGGGGGAATCAAATACTTTTGGTCAGTGACGTCAAAAGGGCTGATTTATGGCAAGAACATCACCAGCCCGGGCAATCCACGCGAGACGCAGCCACACTTCTATGAATCAAAAGTGGCTGAACTCATTAAATTAATGATGACGGCTAAAGCAGCATGAGGGCGCTATTAACTCCATTTATTCAGCGTGAGCTGGGTATTGTCATCTTGAGACCGGGGAATGATGTTCTGCCGTTTATGCAGGGTCGCTTGCTTGTAGCCACTGAGCCGGAGGAGTTTAAATCGCTCCCTACCGGCATGCTGCCCGTGACTAACCAGCAATTAGCTAATGATCCGCGACTATTACCATTCTTTGAGCATGAAAGAGTCATCCGCGCCGCTGGTGGCCCTCGAGTGCTTGAATCGTGGGTTGAGCGACTGAAAGAGTGCCAGTGGCACGATCCGGATGATACACACGTCCGCAACCTCACCATTTTACGTTATGACAAGCGATCAATCCGCCTGTGCTGGCATCATGACAATAAGCTGAGAGAGCATACATTACCCCGGCTAAATCAACTTGCGACTAATAATCTCGTGGCGTGGATTGTAGAAACCGTTCGTGACTACTTCCGTTTTCCTGAAGGTCACCAGCTCACTATGCCGGAATTATGTTGGTGGGCTGTCGTCAATGAGGTTTCCGACTTGCTCCCCGACTCAATTGCTCGAGCAAGTTTGCGGATGCTACCAGCAGTGATGAAATCAGGGCCAACGAGGGAGAGTGATATCACTTGGACGCCAAACCCGACACAAATTATTGAAACCAAGGTAGAGCAGGTTAAGAAGGTGCTGACATTAAAAATTGATGACGAGCCACCAGCTAGTTTTATGCGCATTCCGAAGCGGCAGCGCTGGGAGAGTAAGAAGTGGCTCAAGTGGGTTAAGTCTCAACAGTGCTGCGGCTGCGGTAGTTCAGCTGACGACCCTCATCACATCATTGGTCACTCGCAGGGCGGCATGGGCACCAAGGCTCACGACCTTTTCGCGATTCCTCTGTGCCGTGACTGCCACAACTCACTGCATGCTGATATGCATGCGTGGGAAGCGGAATACGGTAACCAGGTTGCACTGTGGTTTCATTTTATGGATCGCTCAATCGGCGTAGGGGCTTTAGCATGAGAGACATTTCTTTAGTTTTAGCCCGCTGGGGCGTTTGGTCACGTGATAATTCCGGCACCGACTATTCTCCCATAGCAGCAGGTTTTAAAGGGTTGCTGCCGGTCACGTCGAGCAGCAAAGAGTCCTGCTGTGATGATGACGGCTTGATCATTGATGCTGCCGTTGGACAATTAAAGGCCCGCCAATTGACGCATGAATTTGCGCTGATATGTCTGCATTACATATTCGGTGTTTCAAAGCGACAAATAGCGAAGCGATATAAAGTATCTGAGAGCCGAGTTCGTCAGCAGATGCTTGTTGCGGAGGGTTTTGTTGATGGTTGCTTAGCAATGACGGGCGCGGCTCTTGAGATGGACCCTTACACTCAGGTCCAACATATTCATGAAAATGACAAAAAAGGATTAGTGCGCTACGCATAAAGTGGTCTAGTGTGATAAGAGTGGGTTGTGCAGTAGCGCTTACATAGTCAAATAAACCTCGCTTCGTGCGGGGTTTTGTGTTTTATGAGCCCCCCAAAAATGACAAGCCCCGACATAAGTCAGGGCTTTTTGTTTGTGGAATGGGCGGCAGAGGAGTGCTGATAACACCGTCTCTGCCATTCGCCTGTTTGGAAAGTCACAGGCGAACCAAGGCCCACCGCTTGTGTGCACAAAGCGATCTGAGCCTACCAAGAAATGGTAGAATGATCTATGAAAAACACTGTTTATTTCAATGGTTTGAAAATTGTAAACGCTGATTCACTGCAGTACATAAAAACTCTTCCTGATAATTATATCGACCTGATCGCGACAGATCCCCCATATTTCAGGGTTAAATCATGCAAATGGGATAATCAGTGGGAGAACGAATCGGCATATCTTGCGTGGTTAGATGAGCTATTGGCTGAATTCTGGCGAGTGCTAAAACCCTCCGGCAGTCTTTATATGTTCTGCGGCTCTCGCTTGGCTGCTGATACAGAGGTTCTGGTTCGTGGTCGCTTCAATGTGTTGAGTCATATTATTTGGGCTAAACAATCAGGCCCATGGCGGCGAATGCATAAAGAGAGTTTGCGGTCTTACTTCCCCACAACAGAGCGGATTATATTTGCTGATCACTACGCCGGGCCATTCACGCCAAAAGGCACCGCTTACGCAGAAAAATGCAAATCTCTGAAACAGAATGTTTTTAAGCCCTTGATTGATTATTTCCGGTTGGCCAGAGCGTCGCTGGGCGTATCTGCAAAGGCAATCGATGGGGCTACTGGTCGGCAAATGACGAGCCATTGGTTTAGTGAAAGCCAGTGGCAATTACCGAGCGCCGCACAATATGCAACACTGCAAAATCTTTTTGATCGTATTGCCTCCGAAAAGCATCTGCAGGGGATATTGACTAAACCCCATCATGATCTGGTAGCGGAATATCAGACATTAAATAGGCAGTATTCAGAGTTGAGCCTCGAGTATGAATCATTGCGGCGACCGTTTACTGTCACTGCTGATGTGCCATACACCGATGTGTGGACGTTTCCCTCGGTCGCTTTTTATCCAGGCAAACACCCGTGTGAAAAAACCAGCTGAAATGATGGAGCACATCATCAGGTCCAGCAGCAGGCCGGGTGATGTAGTTGCTGATTTCTTTATGGGATCCGGGGCAACCATTAAAGCAGCTATAAAGCTAGGCAGAGTAGGGATCGGGGTAGAGCTGGAAGAAGAGCGATTTTTACAGACAGTAAGTGAGATGAAAGAGTTAGAAAGAGAGCTAAAGCCAGATTAGAGCGGTATGCGTCAGCACATTGGTAGGTGCTGACGCCGGAACCGTAACCGGCTTCACATTCGCTTGAGCATCACTGAGTAATGGGAAGGAAGAATGCTACCATCTTCAATGATTATTGATTTTCTGAAAGTATCCCCAGCGATCAGTTTGGCGGATTACCTTCAAAACGCCGAAGATTATGCTCTGCTAGCACACCTTGTTTCAAATTCTTCCAGCGCTCCAGGGCAAGAGCGTAATGTTTCTTCCTTAACGGGAGAGCAAGAAGACCAGCTTGAGTAAAATCAGGTTTTTGGCTAATGAGATATTTTAGACTAACTTCGGCCTGATCTAATTTTTCGGCGGCTTGAGACAAGCGGCGATCAATTATTGCCATAGAGCATATGACGGCACCTACACCCGTATATCCTAGTTGCATTAGATATTGCTCAACGAGGGGAAGGAAGTTATCACTTTCCTCAAGTGACGCTTTTCCGGTGCCATAGAGAAGAACAAACAGCAATTCCTCAGTTCTAATTGTCTCAGGAAGATTTTTCAAAAATTCTAAAATAGTTATGCGTGGGTCGATGCTATCCATGCGATTAATCTTATTTTGCAGTTGTGGTTAACCGAAATAATATCATAACAGACAGTATTTCCTAGCGGTTGTGGTGACGGCTGGAAACACGCGCCGGGCGTGAGTGGTATCCCGGTACTTATTCAGGGCTGCGCTTATGCGTGGCCTTTTCTATTTATAACCCCCGACAATGCCGGGAGTATATCCCCCGCTGGGGAGGTGGTATGAGAATGCATAACGAACCGCATACATGGAATGACTGGATCGAACTACTCAATGCTTGGTGGCGGGGTGATGTACCGATCGGCGGTGTGCTGTTATCTATTGTAATGGCTTGCTTGAGGGTCGCATACACCGGTGGTGGCTGGAAGAAAACTTTATTAGAGGGGCTAACTTGTGGCGCACTGACATTAACTGCTGTTAGCGCGCTTGAGTATTTAGATCTCCCGCAGCAACTCACTTTAGCAGTCGGTGGGCTGATTGGTTTTGTTGGCGTTGAACAAATCCGTGCTTTTGCGCTCCGTATTGTCGGCAACCGCATCGGCGGCACTGACGATACCAAATCTCAGGAATAAATCATGACCCCTCATCAATTCAGAATGGCGGCTAACATCAGCGCCGAGCTTGCTGCGCGTTGGATTCAGCCGATTACTTTGGCAATGAAAGAGTTTGATATCACTACGCCTGTACAGCAGGCGATGTTTATTGCTCAAGCAGGTCATGAGTCGGCCAGCTTCACGCTGCTGGTGGAGTCGTTCAATTACAGCGTTAACGGCTTACTGGCGACGTTCGGCAAAAGATTGTCTGAGGATCAGGCTTCGGCATTGGGTCGCATGACAGGTGAAAAGTCAGTGCCTGCTAATCGGCAACGAGCCATTGCCAACTTAGTTTATTCGAGTCGCATGGGTAACAAGGCTGCAGATGATGGCTGGAAATACCGTGGTCGCGGTCTGATTCAGATTACTGGTTTAGATAACTATCGAGCATGCGGTGCATCCTTAAAACTGGATTTAATTAGCACCCCTGATCAGTTGCAGAGTGATATTAATGCTGCTCGATCTGCCGGTTGGTTCTGGCAATCCCGTAATTGTGGTCAATATGCTGACGATATTCAGCGTGTCACGCAGCTAATTAACGGCGGTAATAACGGCATTAATGACCGTAAGGCGCGGTTTGAACTGGCTAAGCGGGAATTGCAGGGATGACTACTTGGCGAGCGGCACTGGTGGCGTCAATGGCTACCGCGTTCCTTTTTCTGCTTCTGAATCGTAATCATCTAGCAAATAAGGTGGATAAGACGGAAGCGGAGCTGTTGACCGAGCGGGCTACTAACGTTGCCCTGGGGGGCATCATTGATGCATATCAGTTGAATGATGTCGCGAACCGAGCCGCTACCGCTCGACAACTCGAAAACGAGAGGAAGTTACGCAATGACAGTGTATTGCAACTTGAGCGGTTTAAAGCAGCTGCGACGAGTGATGATTGTTCTCTCAAGCCTATGCCTGGTGATGTTATTGACGTCATGCGGGAATAAGCCCGTTAAACCACCCGTTACCGAACCCGCCCTATTATTACCCCCAGAGTCAGCGCTTACCCCCTGCGAAATTCCAGAGTTCACCGGCATCACATGGGGCGATAGTGGGCTGTATGCGCTAGCTCTGAAGCGTGAGCTGCGGATCTGTAAGGGAAGGTTGGATGCGGTTATTGGGTGGCGGCAGAATGCGGGAAGGAAGTAGTGAAGGTACTGATTACTTTAGTTGAACGTAAAACTAGTAAATTTAAATCATCACTAAACACTGAGATATTTCAACCATTGGCAATACATGGGATATATTCATATCCTGCTGCTATGATGTTTCCACTTGTAAATTGTGGGGATAAGGATATGAAGAAGTTGTTGTTACCTTGCGTTATTGCATTATTTATTGCTGGGTGTGCTCCATACCCATCAGGCGTATTTGATTCGACCGCTAATGGCCAGAAAATGGCTGAGGCAAAGCGCCAAGATGCTGAGTTTGAAAAGGCAGTTAAAAACATAAACCTAGATACTGCCGATGTTGGCGCTAAACCAAAGAATTACAAAAAGCTAGTTGAAGATGCAATAAGGAATGAGCTGAAAGATCCTGACTCAGCTAAGTTTTCTGACATAACGACTCCACGTAAAGAAGTAATGGTTAAGAATCGAAATTTTGTATATGGCTATTCGAGCTGCGTTTATGTTAACGCCAAAAATTCATATGGTGGATATGCAGGAAAGCAGCTTTATTGGGTTTTCATCAGGAATGATGAGGTGCTACGCGTCAAAAATACCAATGATGAGTTTGGACAATCAATTTTTGTAGGTAGGCCAATAAGCTGTACTTAACTTGATGACTAACTATACATTATAAATGGCATTCACTTATGCGCATCCCAAGCCACTGGCCTTATAAGCTGGTGGCTTTTCTATTTAGGGATAGGTCATGGACACTCTTAAAGATTTATCTAATCAGTTACAGTCGATAAAAAAGCAGATCCCTTTCGCTACGACTCAAGCGCTAACCAGCGTTGCTCGTCAGATTGCAGAGGCTCAGAAAGTGGGTATGCAGCGCAATCTGGATAATCCGACCCCTTTCACCGTTAATTCTGTTGGCTCGTTTGGTGCACGTAAAGACCGATTACAAGCCAAGGTATTTGTGCGTGATATTGCCGCCAGTTATCTCGAACCGTTCGAGTTCGGTGGACAGCACAAGCTCAATGGCCAGGCTCTACTGAATCCAAAAGCTATAAAGCTCAATAAGTATGGGAACTTGGCGCGCAATAAGCTGGCTCAGTTGAAGGGCAAGCCTGATGTATTCATTGGCAAGATTGGCGATACGTCAGGCGTATTCCAGCGCAAGAAAGGCAAGAAGAGCAAGAAGGCTAAAAAACGTCAGAAGCGCTCCCCAAACGGTGTACATAGAGCAAGGCAGAAGCAAAGAGCGCCTAAGCTACTAATTCAGTTTGGTGATGCGCTGGCAGTCAAGCCCACGCTTGGGTACTTCGATCGGGCGAACTCAATGGCACAGGCTTTAATGCCCGGTGCATTAAGTCTGGCAATCGAGCAGGCATTGAATACTGCAAAATAGATATTTATATGATAATCATTATCATCTAGAAAAAAATGGGTCCCTCCTGCGACCTTTGTAATGTACGGGCATTGCGCGCCGTGCAGTTTTACCAGCTATAAATTTTTCATTTTGTGTCCCATGTCCCACGTACATAACTATGCAACTGTGACCGTCAGCCCTTACGCCGCGCGGCTGTGGCCGTTTTTCTGCGTGGGACATTTTAGATGGGACACAAAAAAATGTCCCACGCAAATGTCCCACGCAAATGTCCCATGCCCCACTGAGGCGATTTTCACCATGAGCACGATGACGAAGATTGACTACGCCAAGCATGCTGGCGTTGATCGGAAGACGGTGAGCCGCTGGATTAAGGCTGGAAAATATATTGTTCTTGATGGTGATTTGGTCAACGTTGAGGAAAGTGATATAGCAGTATCCACTTTGCGCGATAGCAAAGATCCTCGCACTAAAAACGCCAGCAAGAATAAGCCCGTAAAAGTTACCGCTGCCGATACTGATGACAATACCAATACGGCCGTCAAAGAGATCATGCTGGCCAATGGTGTCGAATGGACACGAGAAGAAGCCAGCAGAGTAAAAGAGAACTATCTGGCGTTATTAACCAAGTTGGAGTTTGAGAAAGAAGACGGGCAGCTGGTGGAACTAACGGCCGCAGAAGATATTTTGTTTAGCGCTTTTCGTGAACAACGCGACGCCTGGATGAACTGGCCGTCAAGGGTGGCTCCTTTGATGGCGGCTGACTTGGATGTTCCCGCCGACAGAATGACCGAGGTGTTATTAGCATATGTCCACAAACACATCTCTGGCCTCGGCGAACCTGAGTTTAACGCAGAGCAAACATGACCGGTTACTTCTCAGCGTTCGTAAGGGATGGACACCGCCCCCGCGCATTAGCGTACCGGACTGGGCTGACCGCTACCGTAAACTGGCAAAAGAGGCGGGGAGTACATCGGGTAATTGGGAAACCACCACGGTAGAGATTGCCCGTGGCCCCATGCTGGCGGCGACGGAATCAGGGGTGCATATCATCACCGTGATGTGCTGTACCCAGTTGATGAAAACAGCATTGCTGGAAAATCTGTTTGGTTACTTTGCGCATCTCGATCCCTGCCCGATGCTGTTATTGCAACCCAAAGAAGACGCTGCCGAGCAATTTTCGAAAGAACGAATCACCCCGTTAGTCAGGGTGACACCGGCACTTCGCCAGTTGGTGGGCGGTAACAAACAGAAAAATTCAAAAGAGACATTGCTATACAAATCCTTTACCGGTGGGTTTCTGGCACTGGCGGGGGCCGGTAGCCCGGACAACCTTGCCCGTCGCCCGATCCGTGTACTGTTGGCCGATGAGGTAGATAAGTACCCAATCACCCGTGAGGGTGACCCGATAACCCTGGCAGAAGAACGCACCGCGACCTTCGGCCTCAACTGGCTATCTGTTCGTGCCTGCTCTCCGACCGTTGAAGATGAAAGCCGCATTGCGACCAGCTTCGAGGAATCGGATCAGCGCCGTGCATCTATGGCATGCCCGCACTGTGGCCACCGTCAATTTCCTGATTTCTTCAAGCATGTTCACTGGACATCAGAGGCAGACAAACACCATACAAAACTCGCCATGATCCACTGTGAAAGCTGCGGTTCCGGCTGGTCAGAGGGTGACCGTCTAAGGGCGCTACGCACGATTGAGTGGCATCAGACCAAGCCATTTGAATGTTGCGATCAGCGTCATGTACCGCTAAATGATTATGAACAAGCCTGGCACATTGATGATCAGGCGGCAGTGGGCGTTGTATGGCGCTGGTCTGAATCTGAGCGTCACGCGGTGCATCGGGCAGTTTGTCCCACTTGCGGTAAATTGGGGGTCGATAATATCCATGCTGGTTTTCAGGCCTCCAAGTTATTCAGCCCGTGGCAGAAAGATAAACCGTCTGATATCGCCGCTAAATACCTTAAAGCCAAGGGTGATCCGGATAAAGAACTGGCTTGGTGGAATACCCAGATGGGCTTGCCTCATCGTCCCAACTACGGTAAACGTCTGCCAGTAGATGAACTGCTGGCGCGAAGAGAAGTATTTGATGCTGAAATACCAGAAGGTGTTGCCGTCCTGACTGCAGGCATTGATACCCAGGCTGACCGGTTAGAAATTGAAGTAGTGGGCTGGGGTAAGGATGAAGAGAGCTGGTCGGTAGCGTTTGACGTTATCGAGGGTGACCTTGAAACGGCAGAACCCTGGCTTCGGCTTGATGCCTATCTAAAGCAAATCTGGCGGCGCGCGGATGGTCGAGGTTTTACCATCATGGCGGCGTGTCATGACTCCGGTGGCAACCACACACAAAAGGTCTATGAGTTTGCCAAAGAACGTCTGGCTCGACGGATATGGGCCATTAAGGGCGAATCAGCCACCGGCGGTAAGCGCTCCCCGATCTGGCCTAACAAACGGCCGACCTCAAAGAACCGCTCTCAATTCCGTCCGGTGATCATTGGGGTGAACTCGGCAAAAGATTCTATCCGTTCCCGTCTTCATCTGGATAAGCCCGGCCCCGGTTATATGCATTTTTCAACCGAGCGGGATATGGGCTATTTCAGCCAGTTAACCGCTGAGCGGCTGGTGATGAAAGAGGCGGCGGGGCAGCGTTACAGCGTATGGGAATTACCTCATGGCAAGGCTAACGAAGCGCTGGACTGTCGGGTTTATGCCTATGCAGCGCTGGCGGGTTTGTTCCATTTGGGCCTGAAATTAAACACCCGTGCAATGCTGATTGAATCCGAACCCGATAAAGTTTTGCATCCCGCTCGCTTTGCATCAGAAGAAAAAACCAGCCTGCGTTTACCGGGTGCCATTATTCAGGAAGCCGAACCTCCTACCACAAAAAGCATCGCCAGCCGATTGGCTTAAGGATTTCTATGTTCAACGCAAAAACCAGTCTGCTGGCCGGTAAGATGACTCGCGCTCAGTTAGAGGATGCATTAAATCAGGCACAGCAAGCCTATATTGAATTATCAACGGGTCTGACAGGCGTCTCTTTCTCCTATTCGCAAGGGGATGGTACTCGCTCAGTGACCTATCAGCCGACTGATATAGGTAAACTGATGGGATTAATTCAACTTCTTCAGGCCCAGCTAGGCATCGTTAAACATCCCCGTAGGGCGTTAAGGTTTCGTTATTGATGAAAAACCCAGTAAGGATTTTAGGTCCTGACGGTCGCCCCTTGCCGCCATCCCAATCAAGGGCATCAATGCTAAATGGTTCCAGTGGCACTCCCTATGATGCTGCGGATCAATTCAGTGACACCATGGCTAACTGGCAACCATCACTATGGTCACCCGACAACGAAATTAATCCCTCCCGTAATCAGGTGGTTGCCCGTGTTCGCGACATGGTGCGCAATGATGGTTGGGCTTCTGGCAGCGTTACCCGCATTTTGGATAATGCCGTGGGTGCGTCTTTCCGTCCGCTGGCTAAAGTCGATTATCGGACTCTGGCGCTGATGACTGGCAATCCTCAATTTGACGCGAAATGGGCGGATGAATATGGACGGGCCATTGAATCAGGCTGGCGAATTTGGGCGAATGACCCAAACCGTTATTGTGATGTGGAAAGAAAGAAAACCGTCGCGCAACTACTGCGGCTTGGTTTTCGTCACAAGCTGACTGACGGTGACGCGCTCTGTGTGATGCAATATCGCCCTGACCGCCTTGGCTATGGACGAGCGCAGTATGCCACGACGATGCAAATCATTGATCCCGATCGGCTAAGCAATCCGCAAGAGAAATTCGACATGCCGAATATTCGCGGCGGGATAGAAATTGATGAGGATGGAGTCCCTATTGCTTATCACATCCGCAAAGCTCATGTCGGTGACTGGTGGAGCGGTAAAGAAACTATGACCTGGGAGCGCATCCAGCGTGAAACTGGCTGGGGCCGTCCCATCGTCATCCATGACTTTGACAGCGATCGAGCCTCTCAGCATCGTGGTATCAGTATTTTTACTCCCATCGTCCAGCGCCTGAAAATGCTGATTAAGTACGATGAAGTGGAATTGCAGTCATCAATCCTGAACTCCATTTTTGCTGCTTTTATCACGTCGCCTTATGACCCCGGACTGGTTGCGGAATCCCTCGATACGGGTGATGACGTTATTAAGTATCAGAAAATGCGTCGTGAATATCACGACGAAAAACGCCTTTCATTACAAAGTGGCGCACGCATTCCGATACTGGCACCCGGTGAAAGCATGACCGCACTTAATGCGGTTCGGCCAACCAGTAACTTTGTCGCCTTTGAAAGTGCCGCGCTGAGAAATGTTGCGGCGTCATTGGGGATTTCTACCCAGCAACTGACCCAAGACTGGTCTGATGTTAACTACAGCTCAGCCCGTTCCGCCATGCTTGAAGCGTGGAAAACCCTGACCCGCCGCCGTGATGATTTTGCGACGGGATTCGCTCAGCCCATCTTGTCGTGCTTTATCGAAGAACTGCATGACTTAGGTGAGGTTCCTTTGCCTGATGGCGCGCCTGATTTCCTTGCTGCTAAAGCGGCATATTGCCGTGCTCAATGGATGGGGCCAGGGCGGGGCTGGGTTGATCCGGTAGCTGAGAAGAAAGGGGCCATTCTTGGCATGGAGGCGGGGCTATCTACTCTCGAGATGGAAGCCGCTGAAAACGTCGGTGAAGATTGGGAAGAATTGCTGGATCAGCGCCAACGAGAGCGCGAGGCCTACATTGAGCGCGGGCTGCCTATCCCTACATGGCTGCAAGCAGACACCTTTGCACCCGATAAACAACAAAAACCGGAGGCGCAGTGAATCTTCCACATTTAGCCCAGCGGCTATTTAACACCCCGCTGGCACTTCACCCGCACAAGGCTGAAGTGGTTATGGCGGCATTGACTGACCGGTTCGGCCTGACGCGTATCCAGTCTAATGCCGGCTGGGATGACGATGATGATACTTTTTCGCGTAAAGGACGTGAGTGTGGTTATGACGTTATCGCCGGTATAGCACGGATACCCATAACGGGGACCTTAGTGCAGAAATTAGGCACCTTGCGCCCTTACAGCGGAATGACGGGCTATGACGGCATTCGGGTTAGCTTTCTGGCGGCAATGAATGACAGCGAGGTCAAAGCTATTTGCCTTGATATCGACTCACCGGGCGGAGAGGTTGCCGGGTGTTTTGATCTGGTCGATGAAATTTATGCGGCACGAGGAGAAAAACCTATTTGGGCCATCCTGTCCGAGAGTGCTTATTCAGCCGCTTATGCGCTGGCCAGTGCAGCGGATCGGATTATTGTCCCGCGTACTGGCGGGGTTGGTTCAATTGGCGTCATCGTGATGCATGTTGACTGGTCGCAGCGCATAAAAAGTGACGGCGTGCAGGTCACGATAATCACTTTTGGCAGCAGAAAAGCTGAATCAAATCCCTACGAGGCATTAAGCGAAGAAGCAAAAAAGGCCATTCAATCAGATGTTGATGAGATGGGGCGCTTGTTCGTGAGTACCGTTTCCCGCAATCGCGGGATAGCAGAGAGAGCTATCAGGGACACTGAGGCGTCATGTTATCTGGCAGCTGATGGTGTGCAGTTAGGGCTGGCTGATCAAGTCGCCTCGCCTGATGTCGCATTCCGTGATTTATTAACATTGATTGGAGAAAAATAATGGCGAAAATTCAAGGTTTTGCTCACCTTTTTGGGCGTGGTGCCAAGGCATCCGATGAACCAGATGATGAGAAAGATGAAGAGAAAGATGAAGAGGCTAGAAAAGCCAAAAAGGCCGAAGAGGAAGAAGAGGCAAGGAAGGCTAAAAAGGCCGAAGAAAATAATGAAGATCCTGACGCAAGCGACGATGGTGATGATGGCGAAGATAATGATGGTGATGATAGCGATGAGAGCAGTGATGCCAAAAAAGGTCGCCGTGCAGAACGTAACCGCTGTGCGCGTATTTTCGGTAGTAAACATGCTACCGGGCGCGGTGATTTAGCGGTCTCTCTGGCACTCAATTCTGGCATGAGTTCCGCCGCCGTGATCCGGGTGCTCGCCTCCACTACCGCCACAGCACCGGCATCTGCCAGCGCTCCACGCAAACGCTCTTTGGATGAGCGGATGCAGGCCCTCGGCAATACACAGCCCGGACAGGATGCCGCAGTCGCATCAAAAGGCGCATCACTGGTTAATAAGATGGCCAGCCTCTATGACTCAGCGAAAGGTAAAAAATAATGGATAACATCGGACAAAATGCGTTTCAGCCGGGAATGCGATCATCATTGTTCGTACCGGATCAGTTGGTTGCTGGGCCATTGCAACTGGTGACAGATACCGGCGTTATTGCTCAGGTGGATTTCATTCATATGCGCGGTACCGTGATGGGTAAAGTTACGGCATCAGGTGAGTACGTCAAGTCGGTGAAGATCGCCACCGATGGTAGTGAGGTACCTGCAGCCATCCTGGTGGATAACGTAGATACCACAACTGCCACCCAGCGCGGTGGCGTTTATCTGATGGGACAGTTTAATCAGAACAGTGTTATTCACGATGATTCGTGGACGCTGGCCGAATTAAAAACGGCACTGCGGTCGTATTCAATCTTCCTCGAAGACAGTATCCAAGCGCCAGTTTAAACCTCCACTTTCTTATTTGCACCCAATGCCACTCACTTGGTAGGGGCTTGCTCGTCTTCAATCTTGATCTGGTGGCTCTGGCTGCCAGCAAATTAAAAGAGATACTCTATGAGTAATATTTTCGATACCAATGTGTTAGTGGGTCTGGTTCCCAACCTGAAAACCAGCCAGAACTGGTTACTCGATCGCTTCTTTCCCAATGTAGTGACCCATGATACCGAAGAGGTTTCCATCGATGTTGACATTGGTAAACGTCGTATGTCTCCTTTTGTTTCTCCGTTAGTTGAAGGGAAACTGGTGGAGAGCCGCAAGTATCAAACCAATACCTTCAAACCGGCTTATATCAAAGACAAACGCACACCTGATTTACGTAAACCGATCCGCCGTCAGATGGGGGAGCGCATTGGTGGGGAATACACCGCCGCAGAACGCGAAATGTTAAACATCCAGTTTGAAATGGAAGACCAGATCGACATGCTTAACCGTCGTCTGGAATGGATGGCCGCCAGCGCGCTGACTAAATCTCAGATTACGGTGGTGGGTGACGGATTCCCAACAACTGTTATTGATTTTGGTCGCTCCAGCAACCTGACCATTACGTTGAGTGGATCAGATAAGTGGCCTTTATCTGTCGCCGCAGGCGCAACCAATACCCAGCCATCAGATGATATTGAAGAATGGCAAACGCTGATGTTGAAAGAGTCGGGTGCGGTGGCCACGGATTTGGTATTTACCTCTTTATCTTGGAAGGCGTTCCGTCTCGATACCACCATTAAAGACAATGCCATCGTATCCCCGGCATTAAGTCCGTTTGGTAATCAGGTTGATGCGGGGCCACGCGTCAATAAAGGCGCAGTCTATAAAGGTCGCTGGGGCAACTTTGATTTGTGGTTGTATAACGACTGGTTTATCGATCCGGTTGATGGCATTGAAAAGCCGATGATCCCTAATGGTGCCGTATTGATGTCAGGTGCTGACCTAATGGGCACTCGTGCCTTTGGTGTCATTCTGGACCCTGCGTTTAATTACGGCCCGATGGCTTTCGCACCTAAGTCATGGATTATGCCCGACCCGGCACAGCGTTACCTGTTGATGCAATCTGCCCCACTGGTCATTCCAAGCCGGGTAAATGCCTCACTCTGTGCGACGGTGGTGTGATATGGCAAAACCAGCAAAGCAACAACCGACTATCAATGAACTGGGCGGCTTGCCGCCCGAGTTCGAGGCTGATACCCAACAGGAACAGAATGATAACAAAGTCCTTTCTGTTCCTGATGTTCAGGAACGTACCGCAGAGAACGAGACTGAGGGTGATGATTCGACGAGCGACAGTGACGAGATGGAGGTTGTTGTCGTAAAAGGCCAGACTCTGCGCCATAGCGGGGAAACTCATGTGGAGAATAGCCGTTTATTCCTGCCACATGATGATGCTGAACGACTGATTAGCCTGGGCGTGGTTGCTGATGTGAAAGCATTACGGCAGCAGGCGGCTAATACTATTGGCCCTTCAATCACCGTTGATGATGGTGTAAAGATAAACCGAGGTGGCTGATGGGTATCAACTGGGATCAGCATCTTCTGGCACCCCTACAGGCGGTATTTGGTGACCCGGTTAATTACCGACCCGCTGGTGGTAAGCCCACTTATACCATTAGCGGTATCTTTGATCGGGCATATATCACCATCGATACGTTGGATGATGGCAGCACCATTAACACCACCAACCCCGTTTTAGGCGTAAGAGACAGTGAGTTTCGTTCGCCACCCAAACAAGGAGATCGGGTATTTATTGGTGTCGTTGCTAATGAACCGGTCAATACCTTGTTTGCTGTAGCAGATGTTCAGCCAGACAGTCACGGCGGCAGTAAACTCATTCTTAATCGGGTGAAACCATGAATACAGCGCAAGTCAGGAAATTGGTTGTTGATGCCATCATCGGAAATACTGACGCGGGAAACCGCGTCTACTCCCCGCGTGACTGGCCAACCACTGAGGAGATGTATCCGGTTATCTTGGTCCAAACCCTTATCGAGGAAAAACAGTCATTAGGCCGCAACGCCCCGCAGTTCAACACCATTACCACCGTGCGTATCACTGGCCGGTTGCAGGAGCTTGACGGTGAAAATGAGAATGATGGGGCGAATAAGGCAGAACTGGCGCTCGAACGGTTGCGAGAACAAATTGAACGCGCAGTGATAAACAGTTACGACCTCACCCGCCAGACACAACAGTTCGCTCGGGTACGCTCAACCATTGATCTGGACTCGGCGGGTGAGGGCCATCTGGCCCAACTGCTGATGGAGCTGGATATCGAGTATTACCAAGGGCCGGAAGATTTCTACCCCATCAATGCTGAGCAACTGGAGGGGATGGATATCACGATCGCTATGCCAGACGGCACCACCGACCCTCTGGTTTCTATAAACTTCCCGGAGTAAATCCCATGATTGTTAAACCCGTAGCCGGTCGCTCAGTGCGTGACCCGGTGAAGGGCACCTTTTTGCCCGAATCCGGCGCTGAGGTTCCCGATAACTCATTTTGGCGTCGTCGCTTAAACGACGGTGATGTGGTGCGAGAACAGCCTAAAGAGGTTAAACCCGCGCCTGAAGCCACCAAGGCGGAGAAAACTAAATAATGACTATTCCCTTTACAAATATTCCGAGCAACCTTCGGACGCCGCTTTTCTTCGCTGAATTTGATAACTCTCAGGCGAACACGGCAACAACGACGCAGCGCACTTTAATCATCGGACAGATGCTGGATTCCAGTACATTGCCTGCTGATATGCCGGTGCTGGTCTCCTCAGTGGCTACCGTGGCGGGGCAGTGTGGCGCAGGCTCCATGTTGCATGGTCAGATGGCGGCATATCTGGCGAACGATACCGCAGGAGAGATCTACATTTTGCCGTTGAGTGATGCGGATTCCATGGTCGCCGCCGTTGGCAAAATCACCGTCACCACCCCGGCGTCAGCAACGGGCGTTATTTCGCTCTACATCGGCGGGATCCGTGTGCAGGTCGCGGTAGTGGCAACTGATGATGTCAATGCTGTTGCAGCGGCACTGGCCAGTGCAATTGAGGCCCGGACTGAATTGCCGGTCACGGTTGTTCATACCGGAGAAATGGTATCAGAAGGTGCTATCGTAGTGTTGTCCGCGAAAAATAAAGGCGCACATGGCAACACCATTGATTTACGCCTGAACTATCTGGGCAGCGCGGGAGGGGAAACAACCCCCGACAGCATGGTACTGACACTCACCCCAATGACTGGCGGCGCGGGTGCGCCAGAAATGGATGATGCGCTGGCTAATTTGCAGGACCGAACATTTGATTTCATCATCAATCCGTACGCCGATACGGCGTCGTTGAATAAAATTAAAGAGTTTTTGTCAGACAGCACTGGGCGCTGGAGCTATGCCGAGCAACTGTATGGCCACAGCTTCGCGGCTCAATCGGGGACTTATGGACAACTAACAGCAGCAGGGGAATTACGCAATGATCAGCACGCCTCTCTGCTGGGCATCAATGGTTCGCCAACACCGAGCCATGTCTGGTCAGCGGCCTATGTTGGCGCGATTGCACAAAGTCTGCGTAACGACCCAGGCCGTCCGCTGCAAACCTTGGCCATTAGTGGCGTACTGGCCCCGCCGCTGGCCAGCCGCTTTACCCTGACCGAGCGTAATAACTTGCTGCACAGCGGTATTTCAACCGTGACAGTGGCCGATGACAGCACGGTTCAGGTGGAAAATATTATTACCACCTATCAGAAAAACAAATATGGCGCGGAAGATGACAGCTATCTGCAAATTGAAACCTTATTCCTGCTGATGTTCGTCACCCGATTCCTACGCACTCAGGTGACATCGAAGTTTGCCCGCATGAAGCTGGCCGCCGATGGCACCCGCTTTGCTCCTGGCTCAGCGATTATCACCCCGAATGTGATCCGCGCCGAGTTGATCGCGCAGTACCAGACGTTGGAATTTAACGGTTACGTGCAGGACGCCAAAGGCTTTGCCAAGGGATTGATTGTCGAAAAGAGCGCCAGCAATCCGAATCGCGTTGATGTGCTGTGGACGGGTGTCCTGATCAATCAGTTACGCATCTTTGCCGTTCTCAACCAATTCCGCCTACAGGCATCAGCATAAGGATTCATTATCATGGGTGATACATCCAATCGCCTCGCCGGGACAGCGTATGTCACGGTTGACGGCCTGACCATCATGGTGGCGGGGCAATTCAAATACAGCCCCTCCAGAGTCAAACGGGAAACGCTCACAGGGATGGATGGGGTACATGGTTATAAGGAAACCTATAACGCGCCATTTATCTCCTGCCAAATCCGCGACAGTGGCGGCACGTCAATCAGTGATTTTAACGATCAGACTAATGTCAATATTGTCTGTGAGCTGGCGAATGGTAAAACTATTATCGGTAGTGCGATGTGGTCGGTAAACACACAAGAAGTCGATAGCACCGAGGCGACCGCCGATCTTCGCTGGGAGGGTGGTTCGATATCGGTGACGGAGAACTAATATGTCAGAATTGGAACGCACTAAAACAATTGCCCTGGTTAAACCTATTTCGCATGAGGCCACCAAAACCACTTATGAGGTAGTCGAACTCAGTGAGCCGGTCTTGCTTCAGGTCCAGCAGTTTTATGATGAACAAGCCAAGTCTGGATCACTCAGCGCCATGGGATTGCTCATTTCACTAGTGTCGAATGTGCCGCGTGAAGCCATCAAGAAAATGGCGTTCACCGACTATAAAGCCTGCGAGGTCTACATGATGAGTTTTTTAACTTACTCCCCAGCGGGGGAAGATGGCGCGAAATAATCGCTGATGTCACTTACTACTATAACTGGGGTCCGGGCGATGCCTGGTCCCTGACCTACAATGAATTAATGTGGTGGTGCCAGCAGGCTGAGCGGATTAACAAGACCAAGGCGGGAAAGTAAGTGGCTAATTCATTTGATTTCGAGTTAACAGCAACAGACCAGGCGTCAGCATCCATTCAGCGTATAGATGAAGCCGTTAAAAATCTATTACCCGACCTTGATAGAACGCGAGACGGGCTTAAGCTTGGAGGGCAGGAGTCAGCAGAGGGCCTTGATGATCTGAATGACCGATTGAAAGGGATGGGGCAACTCGCCAGAGAGGGGGTGCAATTTGTTGGGGACTTGGTGCCACCATTAAAGATGGTCGGCGAGATCGGTAGCGCAGCACTAAAATTTGGCGCTGTGGGAGGGATCGCTTATACAGCAGTTAAAGCGGTTCAAGGGCTGAAGTCTGTTGCTGAGGCCGCTTACTCACTTGATACAGCAGCAAAAAACGCAGGCATGTCAGTTGATGATTTCAGCCGATTGGCTGGAGCTATGCAGATTTTGGGTATTGATGGGAGTTCTGCACAGAAATCAGTTGAAGGGCTCTACAAAACACTGAATGACCCGTTATGGGCACGTAACGATACGACACAGGCACTATTGGTCCAAAACGGTATACAGATTGAGCGCAATAAAGATGGTACAGCAAACGTACTTAAGACGATGGAAAACATTGCAAAAGTATTCCCGAGCATTGCTCCGCACATGCAAAAAACTTTAGCAGACGCGTTAGGATTGGATGCAAATACACTATCTCTTTTGCGGGAGGGGACAAGGTTTAAGGAATTACTGACAAAAGCAGATAAGATTGGCTTAACTGTTGATCCTGAAACCAATGCGCAACTTGTTGAACTAAATGCTCAATTAAATGAGGCCAGCGCCGTGCTTGATGGTTTATTTATAAAAGCCAAAACATGGGGTGCTCAAAAATTATTAACGGGAGATGCATCGTTCGATCCCGCCATCGCTGTGGCTGGAGGCCTTGTAGGACTGTCTTTCGCGTCCGTATCGAATGCTCCTGCCATTGCGGCATTTGAGAATAGCAAAAAATATATTGGCGATGATGAAAACTCTTTTGCGCATGGCGATAAGCAGAAGGATATTCTTCATCGGGCCCGTGTTGACGATAAATTCAAAGATACTTTGTCATTTAAAGAGAAAACCTATTTAACTCTGGGATATCCGGATAAGGATTTTACTCAAAAATTGAATGATCAGTATGGGGAGGCATGGGAAGAGCAGGAAAAGAAACGGCTGGAGGCAGAAAAGAAAAAACTAGCAGCCCCGGACAAGACTCCTTACTCGTTAACGTCTTCAGCGCTCACAGCACCAAAATCAGGACAGGATGCACTCGGCGTTAGAAATAATAATCCCGGAAATTTAAGGGTTGCACCCAACTCTACGGGGAAGAATGGGGGTTTTTCCACATTTGCCAATCCGCAGGAAGGGATAGCAGCGCTCGCCCGGCAATTACAGCTTTATGGTGACAGGGGAAACAATACGCTTTCCGGCATCTTACATACCTACGCGCCAAGTACAGAAAATAACACCCAAGGTTATATTAACGCCGTTTCTGGCGCTACGGGGGCGAATCCGTATGAGCGATTAAACCTCCATTCGCCCGAAGTTTTGAAAAAATTAGTTACATCGATCATTGGCCATGAAAATGGCTATCAACCATACAGCTCTGGAGATATTGACGACGGAATCAATGCCTCAATTAATGATGATCGCTGGAAAGGGCTGCGTAATCCTAATATTTTATTATCGCAACGCCAGTCCCTAACTTCCGATAATGAGGAACCAAATTTAGCCGCAGGGGATATTACTACAAATAACCGACCTTCAATTTTAACCCCGCAACCCAGTAGTGGTCATGGAATTACCGATATAAATCAAGGTGCTGGGGTTGAAAAATCAGAGGTTGAAATTACGTTGATTAGTGAAAGAAATGGTGAGCGTCAGAAAATTACAGCAGCAAGAGGGGCCAAGGTGTCAACATCGATGAATTATTAATAGTTATCGATTGCAGTTAAATTCTGATAATTTTAAATGGTAATTTTTACAAGGATGAATAGAATGAAAAAAATATTAATTGCTGTAATGCTGTCTTTATCTGTCCATTCGGCATGGGCTTTTGAATGTAACGTGCAACCCGCACAATCTTTTATCACTTTCCCTGTGCAATCATTTAGTAACTATGTCTCCGTTCCAGAAAGGGCCTGTTTAAATGGAAAAGATATAACAAATTGGATCGCGGGTGGTGATACTTTAACTTCAACGGTTAAGGTTGACGGGGTTGAGCTGTTTTATATTACGACAAAAAATAAAAAGAATAACTATTTTCAGTTGATTGCTGTTATTCAGCTTGATAATGGAAGAGTATTCAAACAAGTTATTTTACAAAACAATCCTAATTATGAAACAACTCCAAAGGAGAGCTTGCAAAATATTGTTGTAAATCATTATGACGAGAATAATTCTACGTTATATTTTTCAACTAATGCATGGGCACAAAGTGACGCTATTCATGCGGTGAAATTTGCTGGTAAATCATCCTTCACTCCTCTATATGAGAAATTCCTTACAGCCGGTAATTTTGTAGGCTCAAGTGGTAACTCAATACTGGTTCAAAAAATAAACCATGATAATGAGGGCATGTATTTAACTGTAATGGAGATTAACCCCAAAGGTGAAGAAATTTGCCAAATTAACACACAGGAAGAGCAGTGGAAACTCTTGCCTCATTGCTTAAAGCCAGGTGAAATCCTAAAAGAACGCTGATAGTAAAATATTATTAATATCACCCGCCATCGTGCGGGTTTTTCATTTCTGGAGGGGTGTAAATGTCACTGATCAGCAATGCACTTTCTGATTTATTAGGTACCGGCGGCGATAGCTGGCAGTGGTCAGAACATCTTCACCCCGCCTCTTTCCGTGGGGTTCCTTTTGCGGTTATCAGCGCGGAAGGTGTTTTCGGTCGTCGCCAGGCTATTCATGAATACCCCTATCGCGATACAGCATGGATTGAAGATTTAGGCCGCGCCACTCGTCGCCTGACCATCCGCGGTTTCCTTATTCAGAGTAGTGGTCTTTATACCGCGCCGGATGTCATGACTCAGCGTGATTCACTGATTGCTGCATGTGAAATGCCAGACGCCGGAACCCTGGTGCACCCCACTCTTGGGGAAATGACGGTCAGTATTCCCGAAAGTGGTCTTCGTCTGAATGAGGGGGCCGAGTCCGGGCGTGTTTTTGAATTTACGCTGACCATTATCGAATCGGGTTTACGGGTATTTTCTGTTACCAGTTCAGCTGATGCGGTTTCGTCTATTCAGTCATCATGGTTTGGTCTGGCCTCAAAGTCCGTCGCCACCTTTATTGTCACGGTCAAAGGCGAGATCCGTTCCGTCACTCAAACCATCAGAACGCTAAAAAGTACTGCGGCATTCTGGGTCAGCATGGTGAATTCAACCGTCAGTGAGGCGACAAATCTCGGGAATGTCCTCCGTTCAACGCTTGGGCGTGATCGTTATGGCCGCTTTAATCACGGCACTGTAGGCGGCAGCATATCAGGGGCCACGGCATCAGTTAGCACGCAGCGCGACACAACGAACCTGTCCGCGCTGGTAGCCCAAAAAATAGCGGTATCGGTCGAGGGTCGGGAGTCAGTAAGTAGAGCTGCAGAGACATTACAAGCGGCCTCAACAGTGGAGGCTCATGCAAGTGCTGCTCTTGCTGTCGTTAATGCAATATTAGCCAGCGGGGCCAGTACCTTAGATTTAATTCGCATGATGCAAGAATTAACGGCCATCAATGACGACACATTTCGACCCAATCCCGGTGACAGCAATACCGCCGCTGCCAGTTATCAGCTCATTATTGTGTTGTGTGCGGGCGCGATGGTGTTTACCGCGTCGCAATATCAACCGGAAAGCTATGACGATGCGGTCGATATATTGACGCGGGTTTGTGATGTGGTAGACGGTGCGGCACTCTCTGCGGCTGATAGCGGCAATGACGAGGTATACCAGGAATTAATGGATCTACGTGGCTCGATTGTCACGCTGTTACAGCAAACTGGCGCGAACCTGTCTCGTGTGGAGATAGTCAACTTTAACCGTTCATTGCCTGCACTTAATCTTGCCAATCGGCTATATCATGATGCGCGACGGGGTGACGCGTTGGTGAAAATGGCTAACCCTGTTCACCCGGCATTCATGCCGGTTCGATTTAAGGCGCTGAATTCATGAGTGATGACCTGACGTTGAGTATTGACAATAAACTGATCACGGGCTGGGACAATATCCGTGTCACTCGCAGCATAGAGCGACTACCCAGCGATTTCAGCTTGTCATTGATGGACCTTTATCCGGGCAGTGATAACCAGCAGTGGGTTAACCCCGGCGACCCCTGTGTGGTTAATTTGGGTGATGATGTCGTGCTGACTGGATACATAGACCGCTGGGCACCGATGATCAGTGGCTCTCGCCGCGAAGTCAGGGCTACGGGGCGGAGCAAGTGCCAGGACTTAGTTGATTGCTCTGCCGAGTGGCCAAATAATGTGATCAGCCAATCTACCGCACTACAGATAGCACAGCGGTTGGCGCACCCCTACGGTATTACGGTATCTACCGATGTTATCGATCTTGATATTGTCCCCCAATTTACGCTGAACTGGGGAGAGTCCTCTCAGGAAATCATTGACCGCATCACCCGCTGGGCGGCATTACTGTATTACGATCAACCGGATGGCAACTTATATCTGACTCGAGTGGGTACGCGTAAAGCGGCCAGCGGGGTAGCGCAGGGCATCAATATTGAAGATGCTGCGTATAACTCCGGTATGGATCAGCGCTTCTCTGACTACATCGGTGTATCGATGTCGGTGAGCCAACTTCAGGAGCAGGTACAGGACGCCGGATATGGCGCGGTGACGTTAGCCAGAAGTCGCGATCCTGAAGCGGCCAAAATGCGTTATCGCAACCGTATTATCATTGTTGAAAGCACCATGAAAGCGCTAAAACTGGCCCAGCAGTGCATCGACTGGGAAATGAACCGCCGCTATGGGCGCTCTAAAGAGCTGTTGGTGACAGTCGATAGCTGGCGCGATAAAGACGGGAAGTTATGGGAACCCAACACCCTGATCCCGATTGATTTGCCTATCTTTGGCTTAAAGGATGAACTCTGGTTGTTATCGGAGGTGACGTATCTCAAAGACGACCAGGGTACCGCCGCGCAAATGGTGCTGATGCCGCCTGAAGCCTTCACCGTCCAACCTTATCAGTTTTATTCCAATCTTATGGAGGTGAATCAGTGATGAGTGAATCAGGGCAGCTAGCCAAGTTATACCGGCAAATAAAAATGATGATCGGGGTGGGGCGGGTGACCGGCAGTCATGATGGTGGTTCAGTTCAAACCGTTCAATACCAAACCCCGCTGGAAGTCCGTAGTGATACGCCAAGATTGGCTGAATTTGGTTTTTCGTCCGGGTTACCCACCGGTACTGATGTGGTGATTGGGTTCCTAGGAGGTGACAGGTCGAGTGCGGTGATCATTGGTTCAAACCATCAGTCATTTCGTCATGTCGGGCTAAATTCGGGTGAAACGGTGATCTATTCGCAGTGGGGGCAATACATCAAGTTAACGGAAAGCGGCATCATTATTGAGGCCAATAGCCAGCCAGTCACGGTCAATAATGCCACTGAGGTGACGGTTAATGCCTCGGTAAAAGTGCTCCTAAATACCCCGTTACTGGAGGTCAGCGGCGATATTGTCGATAACGCTGGCAGCAATGGCACCACGCTGAAAACCCTACGCGAAGCCTATAACACCCACAATCACCAACTGAAAAATGTGCAGGGCGGTAGCGCGACATTAACCAGTGAAGTGACGGGTAAGGTGGTTCAATGACAACCGATATCAAAACCATCTGGGAGCCGGACAAATTACTGGGCGACTGGCAGACCGGCGGCGGTGGGCTACTGGATGGCAATGATTTAGAAACCGCCATTTTGATTAGTCTGTTCACTGACCGGCTGGCCCGTGCTGATGATGCTATCGATGGCGATGATCGCCGGGGGTGGTGGGGCGATACTGGATCAGAGTACCCGATCGGCTCCCGCCTGTGGTTGCTGCGCCGCGAAAAACTTACTACCAAGGTAGCGCTAAAGGCTGAAGACTATGCCAATGAAGCCTTGGTTTGGTTGCTTGATGATCGCGTGGTGACGGCAATTAGCACTAATGCCCAGATAATGTACCCCAACCGATTGAATCTCATCGTCAGCTATCAACAACCTGCGCAAACACAGGCGTCTGTTAAATTTTCATGGGTATGGGAGACCTAATACATGCCATTTAATCGCCCCACATTAAGCGAACTGCGCCAGCGCAACCTGTCTTATATTCAATCGGAACTGAAAACTGGCGGTAATTTATTGCGCTTCTCTAATATCGGCGTGATCAGCGATGCCGATGCCAGGATGGCGCACCTGCATTACGGCTATCTGGATTATATCGCACTGCAATCCACACCTTATAATGCCACCGATGAATATCTTGCCGCGTGGGCCGCGTTAAAAGATGTGTTCCGCAAACCCGCTAACCCCGGGACCAGTCCTACTGTTGAGTTTAGTGGCACCGCAGGTCGTGCGGTTCCCGCTGGTAGCTTGTTAAATCGGGCCGATGGTTATCAATATCGTCTCGATCATGGGGTAACATTGGACGCTGGCGGCACAGCCACTGGCTCAATCACGGCGGTTCTTCCGAGCGCATTGGATGACACTACGGGGGGCGGTATCGCGGGGAATGCCGATGCAGGAACGTCTCTGACATTGGATGTGGCGATTGATGGGGTTATGTCGGTGGCCACTGCAATCGTTAAGATATCCGGTGGCGCGGATATTGAGTCAGAAGATGCTTTTCGTTCCCGCATGTTATTGGCCTACCAGAACGTCCCGCAAGGTGGCAATGACACCGATTATCAATCCTGGGCATTAGCGGTACCGGGAGTCACTCGCTGCTGGGTGAAGCGGCGGTTGATGGGGGCGGGCACCGTAGGGGTGTATATCATGTGCGATGATAACGACCACGGCGGCTTCCCGCAGGGAACTGACGGCATCTCATCCCTTGAAGAGTGGGGGGCGGTAAAAGCTACTGGCGATCAGGGGCGGGTAGCGGACGCAATCTATCCACAACAACCTATTATTGCTCTGGTGTATGTTTGCGCGCCTGTCGCTCAAGCGATTGATTTTGTGATCAGCGGCATCTCTTATGCTGACAGTACAACAACCGCCGCCATCAATACCGCTATTGATGAGGTGTTTTTCACCGAAGGGCAACCCGGTGGAAAAATCCTGTGGTCGTCGCTGTTGCTGGCCATCGGCGAAGTACCTGGAAGCGGGGGGTTTATTATGGCATCCCCGTCGGCCAATATTGAACTGCAAACTGGCAAACTCCCCGTTCGGGGTACAGTGAGTTACCTATGAGCCGCTATTCCGTCAGTGAATATACCGGAGCGTTACAAGCGCTGATGCCGATGGGATTAGTGTGGCCCCGACGGCCCGATGGCATACAGACCGAGGTACTGCGGGCGTTGGCGAATGCTTACCAACGCAGCGATGAAGATGCACAAGATCTGCTGTCGGCGGCTTTCCCGGACACCGCCACCGCACTCTTACCTGAGTGGGAAGCGACACTGGGCTTGCCCGATTTGTGTGCGATTGGTGAGATCGATAGCATGATCCAACGCCAGCGGGCGGTGGTCGCCAAATTGTTTGGTATTGGCGGCCAATCGGCGGCGTACTTTATCCGCGTGGCAAAGGCACTGGGCTATGACATTACCGTTACCCAATACCGGCAAGCCTGCGCGGGTATGTCGGTGTGCCGTGATGCATTGAACGGTGAGGAGTGGCCTTTTACCTGGCTAATTACCGCACCGGAAACCACCATTCATAATGCCCAATGCAGCTTAACGTATTGCAGTGATCCGCTGCGTTCGTGGGGAAACAAACAACTTGAATGCCGATTAACCGTATTAAACCCATCTCACACCATTATTAAATTTGGCTACGTTAGCTAACTAATCAATATCTATTCATTTAAAGCGCCTTACCTGGCGAGGATTTTCTATGCAAAAAATTGGTGATATACCGAATACGCGCGCTGACAGTAACGGCGAATTTACCGACGGCAACGTTGCTGCCGGGGTACCACCCACCATATTACCTGCTGAGTGGTTTAATACCATTCAGCGAGAGTTGATGAGTATTTTATCGGCGGCTGACATTGAAGCAGATAGTGAGGAGTTTGATCAAATCAGCCAGGCAATTTTAAAGCTAGTCAGTAGCGGCATTGATGCCAACAAGTTCCTCAAAACAGATAATAACTTATCTGAAATAGCAGCAGCGGGACCGAACTCTGTACTTGCTGCTATTACAAATCTCAATTTATTGACGACAGTAAATAACGCTAGCGGGGCATTGCAAGTAACGAGAAATCTGTCTGATTTGAATGATAAAGCAGCAGCAAGAACAAACCTGGGACTGGGTGGCGCATCATCGCTGAATGTCGGCACAACAGCAGGCACAGTGGCTGCGGGGAATGACTCACGAATAGTTAACGCATTACAATCTAATTCTAATTTATCAGATGTACCCAACAAGCCAGCTGCGCGCGGGAATCTTGGGCTGGGTAATTCATCTGTTCTGAATACAGCTAATAATGCAGAAATGGCAGCGGGGTCTAGCACTACGCTACTTCCAACCGTTGCTGCTGTGATGAGCTTATTCTCAAAGCGCTCACTCGGCACAATAGATTACATCCGCATTCCTGATGTTCCGGGTGGAATATTGATACAATTCGGCACTGTGGGGGTGCCACCCGGCACGGGGCAAAGCACAGTATCAGCTAATTTTGCAATCCCATTTACAACGCCCCCTCGCGGCTTTTCAGCAACATGCTACGGTGGGGCAAACTATTTCACATTCGGTGCTAATCCCACTATTACTGGATTTACTGGCTTTGCATTTGACCGCATTACAACCGCCGCCACACTTGGCACCGTATTTTTTATTGCGATAGGTAATTAATATGACAAATATTACAAAAGCAAAATTCAGCCCAGCAAACTCAATGTTTTATCCGCAGTACATGATTGACGATGGTACTTTTCATGCAGATTTACCAACTGATTTGATCGATATCACAGACGCTGAAAATACAACTTATTGGCGGCAAATGCCCCCGCCGGGTCAAATGCTCGGGGTAATAAAAGGAAGGCCAGGCTGGGTTGATTTACCACCGCCTTCAACTATAGATATTTCAGCTCAAAAAGCGGAATTTGTTACTCAAGCGAAACTCAAAAAATCAAAGCTGATAAGTGATGCAAGCGATAGAATAGAGATTCTAAAAGATAGGATTGAGGCGGGGCAAGATAAAGCCGCAGAGCTGAAACTGTGGAAGTCATATCGTATAGCGCTTGATGATATTGATGTGAGTGCAGCGCCTGATATCGAGTGGCCAGTTTCTCCAGATGACATAAAATTGCCGGTGGTTTTGACTAAAAATGAAGTGCATAACTAGCTTAGCTGTAATGAAAAAAAACCTCTGGATTAGCAGAGGTTTTTTAATTTTCAAAGGAGCCGCGTATCTTTTGCGTATCCTTTTGGGTCTAAACTGGGTCAGTGCTTCGTCCGGTCATTTCTCATAAGTTACTGGTTTATATGATACAGTCCGGTCACTGTCCTATCAAAATTGGTGGAGCTGGGGGGATTTGAACCCCCGTCCGAAATTACTACACCGTCGGCACTACATGCTTAGTCCAATCATTACATTCGCCGGCCAGCTGCGGATGGACACGCTACTGACAAACTATCCTGATTAGTTTTAATGCTTCCACCCCAGGCAAGGTTTCCACACGAGCTCTTTTAGGTTTGACCTCTCTTGATCCCCGTCCTAAGAGCGGAGGCTAGGGAGAGAGGGCTCTAAGCAGGTTATTAAGCTGCTAGTGCGTAGTTTTCGTCGTTTGCAACTATTTTTTTTGCGGTTTTTTACGAGGCCACCGCACCTCGGCATGCACCTTGGGTTTCGCGAATCCCGTCGAATCCAGAATCAGCCCCAAAGAACTCAGCTAGTATAACAGAACTATGTCCTGCGATGCCAGTTAC